GAGGAACGCCCCATCCGCGTCATCCGCCGCGCACCGGACCGCATCACCGAGTTCGGGGCTGCCCGCTTTGTCAGCGACACCACGATGGTCGACATCCGCCTGTCCGATCTGCCCGATCCCCGCCCCGGCGATCTGATCGTGATCGGGGCGGACAGCTTCACCATCCAGGGCGAGCCCATGCGTGACCGCGAACGCCTGATCTGGTCGCTGGACCTGCGGCCAACATGAGGCTGAAACTCGATATCCGCCCCGACATTGCTGCGCTGATGCAGGCTGAAGTTTCAGCCGGTGAGAAGGCCGTCTCGGCGGCAATGCGAGAGGCGGGCGGCAGTTTGAAATCCGCCTGGCGGGCGCAGATCACCGGCGCAGGGCTGGGACGACGGCTGGGCAACAGCATCCGATCGGCATCCTTCCCTAGGACTGGCAACAGTCTGAACGCAGCGGCGCTGGTCTGGTCCAAGGCACCCGTGATCATAGGCGCGCATGACACCGGGCCACTGATCCGCTCAAAGAATGGGTTCTGGCTGGCGATCCCGACTGCGGCAGCAGGCAAAAGTAGCAAAGGCGGCCGTATCACACCCAGCGAATGGGAAAGCCGCACAGGGTTGCGCCTGCGTTTCATCTATCGCCGCCGGGGGCCAAGCCTGCTGGTGGCCGAGGGGCGGCTGAACACCAAGGGTCGCGCGGTGGCCTCCAAATCGAAAACCGGTCGCGGTGTCGCTACCGTGCCGATCTTCCTGCTGGTCCCGCAGGTCAAGCTACGGAAACGGCTGGATCTGGCGCAGGATGCAGAACGGGCGGTGGACGGGGTGCCGGGGCGGATCGTGGCTAATTGGGCGGAAGGGCGACTTGGCTGACATTTTGTAGCAACGTCATCAGGGTGGCGTCAGCCCACCGATACCGGGGCAGTTGGCATCTGCAGAACGTTGATAAGCGGTGCGATCATATTTTTCCGTCAATGTCGGGTCTGCTCCAGCAGCTAGTAAAATCTCCACTGCACCACCGTCGCAGAATGCGGCCGCGCGATGGAGAGGAGTGACCTGCAGACTTGTACGCGCATCAATGTTCGCCCCTGCTCGAATGAGCACTTCAAGGGCTTGGTGTCGCGATCCGCCTTCGAGAATGGCATGGTGAAGTGGCGACCAGTCGAACATCACCTTCAGGTTAGGGTTGCCGCCGTTGCGCAAAATAAGCTCAAGAACTGCAACGCTATTCTCCCGGGTGGCAATAACAATAACGCTTGAACCCAACATCTGGAAGTTCGGATCTGCTCCTGCTTCCAGCAAAAGAGCGGCTTCCGCTGGACGGTTCAATCCTGCGGCAGCGACCAAAGCTTTAGATAGATCAGCCTCAGACCACTGTCTCCCCTCCAGTGATCGCCGAAGATCCGATGTTTGACCGTCTCTCACGATCTCAAATAGTGGCTGGGATGTGCTTACATCTGCAACTGCAGGCGAAGCGAAGATGATCGCGACTGCTAAAAATACAATACACTTCATGATAATATGTGAACTGCACAGCCCGTCTCAGTCAAGAGCCTACTATGCCCACCACCCGCGAAACCGTCCTCGCCACCCTGCTGGCGCGGCTTCAAGCCCTTGCCGCCCTTACCTTGCGCGATGAGGTGCTGCCCGAGCGGATCCCGGCGGCGGGGCTGATCATACTGCGCGACGGCCAGCCGGGTGAACCCGAGGTGACGCTGTCGCCCCTGCGCTACCACTACCAGCACCGCGCCGAGCTGGAAGTGGTCGTCCAGGCACCGAATGACCGGGCCACGGCTTTAGACACACTGATCGCCTCCATCGGCGCGGCACTGGAAGCAGATCGTACATTGGGCGGGTTATGCGACTGGGTTGAACCCGAAGCCCCGGCCTCGGTCGATCTGCCCGTTGAGGGCGCGGCGGCCCTGAAGGCGGCGGTGATCATGATCAACCTGCATTACACCACCACCGGCCCTCTGGCCTGATCCCCACAACCTGAGGAGAACACAATGGCACGAGCCCAAGGGGCGCGGGCGCAGATGGCGCTTGCGTTCGAGACGACCTATGGAACGCCCCCCGTGGGCGGTTTCACCAAAATGCCCTTCGCCAGCACCTCGCTGGGGGCGGAACAGCCGCTGCTGAACTCGGAACTGCTGGGCTACGGCCGCGATCCGCTCGCCCCGATCAAGGACGCGGTGACGGCCGATGGCGATGCGGTCGTGCCGCTCGACGCCGGGGCCTTCGGCTTCTGGCTCAAGGCGGCGTTCGGCGATCCGACCACGACAGGCGTGGGCCCCTACACCCATGAGTTCCGCTCGGGCGGCTGGACCCTGCCCAGCCTGTCGATCGAGACCGGCATGCCGGAAGTGCCGCGCTATGCGATGTATTCCGGCTGCGTGCTGGATCAGCTGTCATGGCAGGTGCAGCGGTCGGGGCTGCTGACGGCCACGGCGCGGCTGGTGGCACAGGGCGAGACGATCGCCACAACCACCAGCGTGGGCACGCCTGCGGAACTGGGCCTGAAGCGGTTCGGGCATTTCAATGGCGCGATCAGCCGGAACGGCACTGCGCTGGGGAATGTCGTTTCAGCCGAGATCACCTATTCCAACAACCTCGACCGGATCGAGACCATCCGCGGCGACGGTCGCATTGATGGGGCCGACGCGACAATGGCTGCATTGACCGGCCGGATCGAGGTGCGCTTTGCCGACAGCACGCTGGTGGCACAGGCGATCAATGGCGAGGCTTGCGAGATGGAATTCGCCTATGTGCTGCCCTCGGGCGAAACCTTCACCTTCACCGCGCACGCCGTCTACCTGCCGATCCCGCGCATCGAGATTTCCGGGCCGCAGGGCGTACAGGCCAGTTTCGACTGGCAGGCCGCCAAAGCCAACAGCCCCGCCCGCATGTGCACCGCAACCCTGATCAACGATATTGAGGCATACTGATGATCCGCCTGAACCTGACCGCCACGCCCGAATGGCTTACCTTCTCTCCCAGCCTGCGCCTGTTGGTGGCTCCCCTCACCACAGCCCTGATGGTGTCGGCCCGCGCCGATGCGGCCATCGAGGATCTTCCCGAGGGTGCAAGCCAGGAAGACCTGGCCCTCACCATGGCCAAGGCCCTGGCCCGCCGCGCGGTTCTGGATTGGGAGGGCGTGGGCGATGACGCGGGCAATCCGCTGCCCGTCACGCCCGACGGCATCGATGCCCTGCTGGAACTCTGGCCCGTTTTTGAAGATTTACAGACCCAATATGTTGCGCGCAGCCTGATCCTGAACGCGGAAAAAAACGTCTCCGCACCCTCGCCGACTGGTCCTTCGGCGGCGGCGACCGGTACTGCGCGGCCTGCCCGGGGCGCTGCCCGGACTGCCCCGCAAGACTTAACAGGCCCCAAACGCAGGACGGCTGGCAAGTCTGGGATCTGGTTGGCCGCCTCGGGGGCCAACTGCGGGTGATCCCCGGCCCCGTGTTGGGATGGGACATGGGCGCGGCCCTCGCCATGGCCCGGGCCCTCGGGATCGACGCCCTGATCGCCGCTGAACTGCTGCCCGAGATCGAGGCAGTGATGGTCCGCAAACTGAACGAGCAAATGGAAGGAACCGTAGCCCTCAGGATGAACGGCGCGATAGTCCTCCCACAGCAGCGAAAGCGTCACGCCGGGGCGCTTGAGTTCACGGTGGATCTCGGGCCAATTCGGTTACGCCTCGACAAGCCGACTGACACCGCCGACCGGGTGGAACAGCAGCGCTTCCAGCTCAGCGTCCGTCATCTCCGCAGCAAGGGGCCCGGTGAGCGCAGCCCGTTCGATACGCTTCAGATACTCACTGGCCGTGCTCTGCCCGACGCCAAGGCTCGTCGCGATCTTCCGGGTCGACAATCCGCTGGCGTGAAGTCACCGCGCTTCTTTGATCTTCCGCATCGTCAATCTCTTCATGGGGCCACCTGCTCTGGTTAAAGAGCAAGCGTAGCCCACCACGGGACTGCCCAGCAGCGTCAGATCCACACCCAAAAAGGGTGACCGGATCAAATCGGAATTCCCGACCGGATCACCCCGGAATGCGCAATGATTGCTGCCGCGCCGCGATCGGCGATGGCATTGTGGCATTTGCGTGTGTCATAGGCCCCGTCGGCGGTGACGGTGCGTATTCCGGGGTCATCCGGCCACTGATTCCGAAAGTATCCGGCCACCCATTCCGATTTTATCCGGCCACCGATTCCGGAGCATCCGGCCACCCCTGTGACGTGCTGCTGCGAGGCAATCTGTAACCGGCTACCTTCCGCCCTTTTGGCACGAAGGAAGCCTGATGAAGAGATTGTCTATGCGGAAGATCCGAGATGTTTTACGGCTGTCAGCCG